TGACGCGTAAACACGGCCGCGAAATGCGCCAAGCAAAGGGGCTGCGCGGATAATGGCCGGGCGGCGGCCCACGCCGACGGCGCTCAAGGTGCTGCGCGGGAATCCTGGGAAGCGAGCGCTCGCGAAATCGGAGCCGAAGCCGCGGCTCGTCGCGCCGCCTCCGCCGAAGAGAATCCGCAAGGCTGCGGGCGAGATGTGGCGGCGCCTGGTGCCGGTGCTCGCGCGGTTGCGGGTGCTGACGGAGGGCGACGTCGCGGCGCTCGAGCTCACGTGCAACGCGTGGGCTGACTACCACGAAGCGCAGGCGGCGATCGACGCGGCGGGCGGCGCCTGGTACACGACGATCAACGAGGCCGGCGGCGAGCTTGTGCGCGCGCACCCGGCACTGACGGAGCGGAGCGACGCGTGGCGCCGGTTCCGCGCGGGGCTGGTGGAGTTCGGGCTGACTCCGGCGGCGCGGACGAAGGTTGCCGCGGCGCCGGAGGATCCCGACTCGGCGCTCGAGGAGTTCCTCGGCCCGCGCGAGGTGGTGAAGTGACGGCGACGCGCAAGGCGCCGAAGCGGCCGGCGAAGCGCGCGGCCAAGCCGGCGGCGAAAGCCGCGCCGAAGGGGAGAGCGCCGGCGGTGCCGCGGCGGGTGGTGCCGGCGTGGGAGAGCTACGCGGAGGCGGTGGCGACGGAGCGCGAGCCGGCATCGCGGTTCGTTCGGTTGGCGGCGGAGCGGTTCCTCGGCGAGCTTTCGCGGTGGGGCACGAAGCCGGGGCGGGCGTACCGATTCGACGAGGCCGAGGCGTCGCGGGTGGTGCGCGCCTTTCCGGCGCTCTTCCGCCATCACAAGGGCGAGTGGGCCGGGCGGGCTTTCGAGCTCGAGGCCTGGCAGCAGTTCCTCGTGGCGCAGGTCTTCGGGTGGCGCGCGAAGGATGGCCGGCGTCGGTTCCGGAAGGCCTACGTCGAGGTGCCGCGCAAGAACGGGAAGTCTCAGATTGCGGCTGGGGTGGGGCTCCTCTTGCTCTGCGCCGACGGCGAGCCGGGCGCCGAGGTCTACTCCGCGGCGACGAAGCGCGACCAGGCGTTGCTCGTGCACGATGAGGCGACGCGCATGGTCAAGAGCTCGCCGGCGCTGGCGCGGCGCGTGGGGGCGTTCCGTCACAACCTCCACGTGACGGCGACGCATTCCAAGTTCGAGCCGCTCTCGGCGGACTTCAACACGTTGGACGGCCTCAATCCTCACGGGGTCATCGTCGACGAGCTGCATGCTCACCGGTCGCGCGACCTCCTCGACGTGCTCGAAACGGCGATGGGCGCGCGCCGGCAACCGCTCCTCTTCCTGATCACGACGGCCGGCCACGGTCGGGCCTCGGTGTGCTGGGAGCTCCACGAATACGGCCGGCAGGTGCTCGAGGGCACGGTCGAGGATCCTTCCTTCCTGGCCTACATCGCCGGGGCGGACGCGGGCGACGATTGGACGGAGCCGGCGACGTGGCGCAAGGCGAATCCGAACCTCGGCGTGAGCGTGAAAGAGGACTACCTCCGCCGGGAGTGCGACCAGGCGCGGGCGATCCCTGGGAAGCAAGCGGCGTTCCGGAGGTTACACCTCAACGAATGGACGGAGCAGCGGACGGTGTGGCTCCCGCTCGAGGCGTGGGACGCATGCGCCGGGCCGGTCGATCCGGCGGAGCTCGCCGGCCGCCGGTGCTACGTCGGGCTCGACCTCTCGACCTCCCGCGACGTGACGGCCGCGGCGTGCTACTTCCCGCCGGAGGATCCCGAAGACGAGACGGAGGGCGGGGCGGTGCTCGCGCAGTTCTGGATCCCGGCTGAGAACGTGGCCGAGCGGGTGCGCTCGGATGGCGTGCCGTTCGATTCGTGGATCGACGGCGGCTTGGTGACGGCGACGCCGGGAAACATCGTCGACTATGCCTGGATTCGGGAGTGGTTTCATTCGCTGCGGGAGGGGCTCGACCTCGAGGTGGTCGAGGTGGCCTACGACCCGTGGGGCGCGGTGCAGCTCGCGACGGAGCTGCAGGAGGATGGGTTCCTCATGGTGCCGATGCGGCAGGGCTTCCAAACGATGGCGCCGGCGCTGCGGGAGCTCGAGCGCCTGGTGCTCGGCCGGCGGCTCGCGCATGGCGGGCACCCGGTGCTCCGTTGGATGGCCGGCAACGTGGCAGTGAAGCTCGACCCGGCCGGCAACGCGAAGCCCGACAAGGCCGCGGCCGCGGATCGAATCGACGGGATCGTGGCGCTCGCGATGGCGGTGGGCCGGGCGTCGCTCGCGGCCGGAGCTCGGGAGGTCGACCCCGACGAGCTCCTGATGGTGCTCTGATGCGCGGCCTCGAGGCATGGCAGGGGCTCGCCGGGGTGGCGCTGGTGGCGGCCGGCGCGGGGCTGCGGTGGGGAGCGTGGGCGGCGCTGCTCGCGGCGGGGGCGCTGGTGTTCGCGGACTACGCGATGGGACGGAGGGACGGCCGGTGATACTGCGGGATCTTGTGGAGGCGCGGGGCGGGGTGCTGCCGGGGGCGGCGCCGGCGAACGCGCCGGGGTGGCTCGTCGACCTCTTCGGCGGCGGGAGGCGAACGGGCGCGGGCGTGGACGTGTCGGAAGAGTCGGCGCTCACGTTCTCGGCGGTGTACGGCTGCGTTCGGATTCTGGCCGAGTCGGCGGCGAGCTTGCCGCTCAAGGTCTACCGGCGGGCCGGGGCGCGGGGCAAAGCGACGGCGCGCCAGCATTGGGCCTGGTCGCTCTTGCACGACGCGCCGAATCCGGAAATGACGGCGGTGGTGTGGCGCGAGCTCGGCATGGTGCACGTGCTCACGTGGGGCAACGCGTACTCGCGGATCGAATGGGCCGGCAACGGGGCGGCGCGGGCGTTGTGGCCGATCCATCCTTCACGCGTCACGGTGAAGCGCTCGGCCGCCGGGGCGGTGTTCTACGAAGTGCGGCCGGATCCGGCGACGGATCCGCCGGGCGGGCACCCGGCGATCCTCGAGCCGGCGGACATGCTGCATGTTCCGGCGCTCGGCTGGAATGGCCTGGTGGGGCTCTCGCCGGTGCGGCTCGCGCGGGAGGCCGTGGGGCTCGGGCAGGCGGCCGAGGCGTTCGGCTCGGGCTTCTTCGGCAACGGCGCGCGTCCGGGCGGGGTGCTCTCCGTCAACCAGGCGCTCGACCCGAAGGCGCGGGCGAAGATCGCCGAGGCCTGGGAGGCCGCCCACCAGGGCGTCGAGCGAGCCGGGCGGGTGGCGGTGCTCGGGCTGGGCGCGAGTTTCACAGCGACGACGATCCCGCCCGAAGACGCGCAGTTCCTCGAAACGCGGCGCTTTCAGGTGTCCGAAGTGGCGCGGATCTTCCGGGTCCCGCCGCATATGCTCGCCGACCTCGAGCGGGCGACGTTCTCTAACATCGAGCATCTCGGACTCGAGTTCGTCATGCATTCGCTCCGCCCGTGGCTCGTGCGGTGGGAGCAGGAAATCAACCGCAAGCTCTTCGGCACCTCCGGCACGGCGGGGCTCTACGCCGAGCACGCGGTCGACGGCCTGCTTCGGGGCGACCAGGCGAGCCGGTTCGCGGCCTACGCGGTGGGGCGCCAGTGGGGGTGGCTCTCGGCCGATGACGTGCGCGAGCTCGAGAATCTCCCGCCGCTCGCGGACGGTGCGGGGAGTGCGTACCTGCAACCGCTAAACATGGTGCCGGTGGGCGAACCGGCGGCGGGGACGGCTCCCCCGCCGGCTCCGGTGTCGGGCGTGGACGGCGCGCCGGCGCCGGCCGAGGGCGACGGGGAGCGGGCGGCGCTCCGGCGCGCGTGCGCGGTAACGGTGCGGGCGGCGTTCGCGCGGTTCGCGCGGCGGGAGGAGCGGGCGCTCCGGCGGCTGGCGGAGCGGGCGCGGAAGTCGCCGACGGGCGCGGCCGGGTTCCTCGAGGCGGTGGCGGCGTTCTACGCGGAAAGCGAGCCGATCCTGCGCGCGGAGCTCGAGGCGCTCGCGGAGGCGTTCGCGGGGGTGTGGGAGGGCGAGCCGGAGGCGGAAGCTCGGGAGTATGTAGCGGCGTCGCTCGAGCAAGTGCGCGGGCTGGTCAAGGCGGAGGAAATGGGGGCGCGGTTGGACGAGGGGCTGTGGTGTGTCGAGGCGCGGGCGGAGGAGTGGACGCGGACGCGGCCGGACGTGGCGGCGCGGCGATTCGAGGCGGAGGAGGTGGGGCAGTGAGCAAGCGGACGGGGCAGGCGGGCGAGGTCGAGCGGCGGTTTCTGCCGCTCGAGGCGGCGGAGCTGCGGCTCGCGCCGGCGGAGGCGGAGGGCGAGCCGGAGCGGATCCGGGGATGGTTCGCGATTCACGAGCGGTGGTCGCCGGTGTACGGGGACTTCCGCGAGCGGATCGCGCGGGGCTTCTTCCGGCCGGCGCTCGAAGCGCTCGCCGACGTGCGGGCGCTCTGGAATCACAACCCGGACTTCGTGCTCGGGCGCACGCGGAGCGGAACCCTCCGGCTCGAGGAGCGGGAGGATGGCGACGTGTCGGGCCTGTGGGGCGAGATCAACCCGCCGGCCGCCGGGGTGCTTCGCGAGTTGGCGCTCGAGCCGATGCGCCGCGGCGACGTGACGGGCGCGAGCTTCGCCTTCACCGTGGCCGAGGACGCGTGGGAGGAGGGCGAAGGCGGGATCTGGCAGCGGACGCTCGTGCGGATCGGCGAGCTCCTCGAGGTGTCGCCAGTGACCTTCCCGTTCTACCCCGAGACGGCGCTCGCACTGCGCTCGCGGGAGGCGTGGCGGGCCGGGCACCAGGCGCCGGAGGCCGAGCCGGGCGGGCCGGACGCGGGGCGGAAGCTGCGCCAGCTCCGGGCCGAGCTCGAGGTGGTCGCCGACTAGGGCGATTTTCGGAAGGTGGGCGCGGAGGGCTTCGGTACTCTCGCGCCGAAGACGAGGCAACCGCGCAACGCCGAGACGGGCGCGGGGCCGAAACCCGGACTGACACGGGCTCGGTTCCGCGCCTTTCGCGCGTTCGGCCGGCCCAAACGAGGAGGGCGGACGGCCCATGAACAAGAGAGTGCGAGAGATGCTCGAGCAGCGGGCGCGGCTCGCCGAGGAGGCGGGCCGGATCCTGACCCGCGCCGAGGGCGAGAAGAGGCAGCTCACGAGCGAGGAGCAGGCGCAGTTCGACGCGCTGCACGAGAAGATCGCGGCGCTCAAGGTCGACGCGGACGCTCTGGCGGCCACGCTGGCGAAGCAGGCCGAGGTCGAGGCGGAGCTCGAGGGCGCGCGGACGGTGACGGAGAGCGGCGCCGAGAGCCGCGGCGCTCGCGGCGGGGTGAGCTCGGCGATCAAGGCCTTCCGATCGTTCCTGGTGAGCGGCCGCGGGAGCCTCACGGGCGAGGAGCTCCGGGCGCTGCAGGTGGATTCGCCGACGGCCGGCGGCTACCTGGTCGCGCCGCAGGAGTTCACGGCGGAGCTGATCAAGGCGATCGACGACCAGACCTTCATCCGGCAGCTCGCAACGGTGCTGCCGGTCACGGCCGCCGAGTCGCTCGGCGCGGCTTCGCTCGACGCGGACCCGGCCGACGCCACCTGGACGAGCGAGCTCGGCACGGGATCGGAAGACTCGACGATGGCGTTCGGTAAGCGGGAGCTCAAGCCGTACCCGCTCGGCAAGCGGATCAAGGTGTCGCGCCGGCTCCTCCGGCTCGCGTCGGCGGCCGAGGGGATCGTGCGGGATCGGATGGCCTACAAGTTCGGAATCACGCTCGAGAAGGCGGCAATGACCGGCAGCGGTGCCGGCCAGCCTCTCGGCGTGTTCACGGCATCGAACGACGGCATTCCGACCTCCCGCGACGTGGCGACCGGCAACGCGGCCACCTACCCGACGCTCGACGGCCTGATCGAAGCGAAGTACGCGCTCAAGGGCGGATACTGGCAGCGCGCGGCCTGGATCTTCCACCGCGACATCGTCAAGCTGATCGCGAAGCTCAAGGACGGCGAGGGGCGGCCGGCGCTCGAGCTCGCGAGCACGCCGGGGATGCCGGATCGGCTGCTGGGCCTGCCGCTCTACGTGAGCGAGTACGCGCCGAACACGGCGACCTCGGCGCTCTACGTCGGCATCGTCGGGGACTTCTCCTACTACTGGCTCGCCGAGGCGCTGCAGTTCGAGCTCCAGCGGCTCGACGAGCTCTACGCGGAGAGCAACCAGGTGGGCTTCATCGGCCGCCTCGAGGCGGACGGGATGCCGGTGCTCGCCGAGGCCTTTGCTCGCGTGAAGCTGGGCTAAGGGGGACGACATGAGCCTGCTGAAGAACACTGCGATTTCCTACGGCGGCGCGGCCGTGGCGATGGCCAATGACACGGACAACAACAGCTCCCGGCTCGACATGGCCGGATGGGATGGCGTGGTTTTCGTGACCACGATCACGGACTGCCTGCAGACGGGCGTCGGGGCTCTCACGGTCGAGGGCAACACGAGCGACGCGGACGCGGGCATGGCGGCGATCTCGGGCGCGGTGGCCACGGCCACCTCGGCCGCGAACGACGACCTCAACGGGCAGCTCCTCATCGTCGACGTGTACCGCCCGCAGAAGCGCTACGTGCAGGGCGTGCGGACCTCGGCGACGGCCAACGTCGCATTCGGCGAGATTCTCGCCATCCGCTACCGGGGCCGGAAGGCTCCGGTGACGCAGGGCGCGACGGTGGCGGCTTCGGCGTTCGCGGTCGGGAGCTGACGCAAGTGGACTACCGGGGAGCGGGCGACAGGACTCTCCCTCCCGCTCCCCTCTTTTTCTCCGGAGGCTGTGACGCATGAGCTACGAGACGAAGGTCTACCGCGAGCCGCAAGGCGCCGTGCTCACGGTGGCATCGGGCGGCGCGATCGACGTCGAGACGGGTGGAAAGTTCCTGGTCAATGGGACGCAGAAAGCGCACATCGCCGACGCGGCCGCAGCGGCGGGAGCGGCTCCCGACAAGGCGGAGTTCGACGCGGTGGTGGGGAAGCTCAACGCGGTGCTCCTGGCGCTCGAGGGCGTCGGGATTCTGGCGAGCTCGTAACGTGGCGAGCTCGGCATCGGTGACGTCGACGGGTGACGTGACGGCCGGGCCGGCGCAGGTGCTCGCGGTGCAGGTGCGGGCGACGGCGGCGGCCGGGTCGGTGGTGCTCAAGGATGGCGGCGCCGGCGGAACGACGAAGCTCACGGTCTACACGCCGGCGAGCGTGGCGGCTCTGGTCACGCTCCCGGTGCCGGGGGGCGGCATCCTCTTCGCGTCGAAGGTGCACGCCACCCTCACGAACGCCGACGGGCTGACGGTGGTCTACCAGTGAGGGTGCTGCTCAAGTCTCTCGCGGCGGGGCCCGGCGGGTGCCTGGCACCGGGCGAGCACGAGGTGCCGGCGGAGCTCGGCCGGGCGCTCGTGGCCGGAGGCTACGCGGTCGCGGTCGAGGTGCGGAAGCCGGAGGCGCCGGCCGAGCCGGTGCCGATGGTGGAGACGGCCGAGGCGCCGATTCGGGGCGAGCGGGCGGAAGCGATGGCGCGCAAGGGGCGGCGGGGGCGGTAGGCCGTGGCGCTCCGGGTGCTCACCCGCTCGGCCTACGGGTCGCTCGTCACGCTCGCGGTTGCGAAGTCGCACCTCGGCGTGTCCGGGGTGACGGAGGATGCCGCGATCGCGGCGCTCCTCGAGCGGGTGCGAGGGCTCTTCGAAGGCGAGCTCGGGCGGCCGCTCCTTCGGCAGCGCTACCTCGAGGCGCTCCCGGTCACGTCGCGGCACCGGGTGGCGCTCTCCGCCTATCCGATCGACGCGCACCAGGTGACGGCCGAGGCCTACGGCGACACGCTCGAGGCCGACGCGATCGACCCGGCGGCGGGGATCCTTTACCGCAACGCGGGATGGTCGGGCGGAACGGCCGGGGCCGAGGAGGCCGAGCCGGCGCTCGAGGTCACGTACTACGGCGGGTGGCTCCCCCCGGACGCGGTGCAGACGTGGGCCACGGGCTTGACGCTCGCGGCGGGGGCGTGGCTGCGGCCGACCTCTCCGGCTCGCGCGCCGTGGCTTTTCGAGGTGACGACGGCGGGGGCGACGGGCGCCGGCCCGGCGGAGCCGACCTGGCCGACCACGGCCGGCGCCACGGTGACGGCAGGGACGGCGGTGCTCACGGCGCGTGACGCCGTGGAAGTTCCGCCCGGGGTGCAGGCGGTGGCGCTCTACGTGACGGGGCTGCTCTACGCCGCCGGCAAGCGCGAGGCGGGGCTTACCTCTCTCTCGGCGGACGGCTTCTCGGCGAGCTGGTCGGCCTCGGTGGCAGCGGCTGCGGGGCTGCCGGAAGAGGCGAGGCGGGCGCTCGACCCCTGGAGGTGGTCCGGGTGACGTTCTCTGCCGGCGCGCGCGCGGTGTCGACCGCGGCGATCCGCTACTTCGGCGGCGACCGGACGGTGACGCTGCGCCGCCGCTCGTCGCTGGTCAACCAGGTCACGGGCGAGGGCGTGACGGCGCTCGCGGCCGACGGGGTGCAGGCGCTCGCGGCGGTGACGCTGGCGCTCAAGGCTACGGGGCTGCGCGGGCGGATCGTGGCCGGGGCGAGCCTGACGGTCGCGGGGCACGCCGCTCCCTACGCGGTGCAGGCGGACGCCGAGGCGACCACGGCCGGGAAGCTGGCGGTGTCGATCGCTCCGGGGCTCGCGGCGCAGATCCCCGACGGCGGCACGGTGACGCTCGCGGCCGGCTACGCCGACCGGACGCTCTACGCGTTCCGGGGCGAGCAGCTCCTCGAGGACACGGCGGCGGGCCGGGTGACGGATCGCCGGGCCTACCACCTCGTCGGCGACGACCTCACGGCGCCGGCCGACGGCGACCTTGTGGTGGACGGGAGCGAGAGCTTCCCGATTGTGGACGTGCGGCCGATCGCGCCGGCGGGGGCGCCCGCGCGGTGGACGGTGACGGTGGGAGACGCGGTGTGAGGGGGACGGCCTACACCTTCCGCGGCCTCGAGGAGTTCGCGGCGAAGTTTCCCGAGATGGTCGGGCTCTCGCTGCGCGAGCTCACGGCCGAGGTGCACGCGAGCTTGCACGAGCGCCTCCTCGAGCTGGCGCGGGAGTCGTCGCCGGTGGGCTCGCAGCGCGCGAGCGGCCGGCCGAGCTTGCGCGCGAGCTGGCGGAGCTACCCGCCGAATCCGCAAGACGCGATCGCGGCCGGGCGGCCTACGAAGGTAGGCGCCACGGCGCCGCACGCTCTGGTCATCGAAGGCGGCCGGAAGGTGGCGAAGCCTTACAAGCGGCGGCACAAGAGCGGCATCGTTTCGGTGGTGCGCGGGCGGATGGTGGGCTCGACGCAGGCGCCGACCGGGCTCAAGGTGCCGATCCTGACGCGGCTCGCGGCGGAGGAGGAGCAGATCGTAGCCGGGGCGATCGCTCGGGTCATGGGGGGTGAGGCGTGAGCTACGGGAGCGAGCGGGCGGCGATCGGGGCTCTCCTGGCAACCTTTACCTCCGCGCCGGTGCTCTGGCCGAGCGGGCAGCTCGAGCCGCCGCAGCCGACCTCGCCGCCGGCGCTCCCGGCGGCGTTCGTGAACGTCGAGGTCGAATACTCGGGCGCCGAGCTCGCGGACTTCGCGGGCGGCGTGCGGATCGACGGCGAGGTGGTGTGCGAGGTGTGGAGCGAGCGCCGCGCCGGCGACGATCGGGTGCGGGATCTCGTGGACGCGCTGGTGACGCTTTTCAAGAGCGGCGACGGGAGCGGGGTGCAGTTTCTCGCGCCGCGTCCGTCGGGGGCGTCGGTAACGGACGTTTGGTACGGGCGGGGCCTCCGGGTGCCGTTCGTGCGGTGGGAGGCGTGATGGCCGAAATGCGGCACGTGGTGACGGTGGCGGCGTGGGGGGCCTACCGGCCCGAGACGGTGCTCCGGGTGCTCGAGCCGGGCGAGGCGCCGCCGGAGGGCGCGCGTTTCCCGTTCGGATTCGTGGACGCCGGGCGCGCCGCGCAGCTCGTGGCGGACGGGCTGGCGGAGTGGTACGACGCCGCGGCGCTCGCGCCGGAGCCGGCGGTAACGAAGCCGAAGGCGAAGACGGCCCGGAAGGGCAGGGGGTAGGCCGTGGCAAAGCAAGTGCTCAAGAATCTCGGCCTCTACTACGGGCCGCTCGCTCTCGCGTCGCAGGTCAACCAGGTGGCGCTCGAGGCGACCGCGCCGGAGGTCGACGTGTCCACGTTCGATACGACCGGCTACGCCGAGACGCTCGCCGGGCTGCTCAAGGCGTCGCTGCGATTCGACGGCTTCTGGGACGCGGCCGAGCCGGACGCGTCGGCGTTCGCGCAGATCAGCAAGGCGGACTGGCCGGCCACGGTGGTCAAGCCGGCCGGCACCGTGCCGGCGGTGGCGGACGTGGCCTATTTCCTGCTCGCGAGCGAGTTCTCCTACACGCTCGGCGGGCAGGTGGGCGCCGCGGCGCGGCTCTCGCTGGCGCTCACCGGGGCGGGGGCTCTGCTGCGCGGCACGGTGGCAGACTACCAGGCGGCTGCCGCCGCGAACGGCAGCGGCGCCGGCAGCAACCTCGGCGCCGTCACGGCGGCGCAGCGGCTCTACTACGCGGTGCACGTGGTCGGGGCGAGCGGCACCACGCCGACCCTCGACCTCGTCATCGAAAGCGACGACGCCGACACGTTCGCGAGCGCGACCACGCGGGTGACGGTGGCGCAGTTCAACGACGTCGGGACGGCCTACGGCTCGGTCGCCGGGCCGATGACGGACACCTGGTGGCGGGTGACGCGCACGCTCGGCGGAACCAGCCCGGAGTTCACCTACCTGGTCGCCCTGGCGATCCGGTGACGGAAGAGGAGGAGAGACAGTGGCGAAGAAAGTGGTGAAAGGCGCCTACCTGGCGCTCGGTGCGGGGCCGACCGACTACTCCGCGCAGGTCAAGGGCGCGACGCTGACGATCAGCGGGCCGGAGGTCGACGTGAGTAACTTCGACACTGGCGACTACTCGGAGATTCTGTGCGGGCTGCTCAAGGGCTCGCTGCAGATCGAGTTCGTCAAGGACGCCGACCTCTCGGGCCTCGACGCGGCGGTCTTCGCGGCGCTCGGCTCGACGCTCGCCTTCACGCTGAAGCTCAACGACGCGGCGGTGGGGCCGACCAATCCGGCCTACACGGGCACGTGCGTGATCACGAGCTGGTCGCCGATCGCCGGCAGCGTGGGGCAGGCGTTCTCGGGCTCGGTCACGTGGCCGTGCACGGGCGCGATTCTGCGGGCGACGACGTAAGGAGAGGCCCTGGTGCGGACGAATCTGCAGAGCCGGTTCCTCGCGTTCGATGACGTGCGGCCGATCCCGGACCCGTGGGGGCTCGGGGTCACCTTCCACGTGCGGCGGGAGGGGGCGGCAGCGGTGCAGCGGGTGCTCTCGGAAATCCAACGGCGGAACCCGATCGCGCGGGCGGTGCTCAACGCCACCGCTCGCGCGACGCTCGCCGCCTCGCTCCGTTCCGGTGGCGACCCGGAGGGCGCGGCGAAGGAGGCGCTCGAGCGGGAGGTCGGGCGATTCGAGCTCGCCGATGGCGACCTCGAGGCGCTCGGCGCCGACAGTCTGGCGGGCGTGCTCGCGCGGCTGGCTGGCTGGGAGGGGCTGACCGACCCGGAGGGGCGGCCGATCCCGTACAGCGAGGCCGCGGCGCGGGAGCTCCTCGAGGCGAGCGATTGGGTCGACGACGGCCTTCCATACGGGGGGCGCGAGCTCGGCAAGGCGCTCACGGCGTGGATTCTCGAAGAGAGCCGGGCGGGCGAGATGTACCGGCGGCAGGTGGTCGAGGACGCGGCGGGAAACTGAGGGCGGTCGTCCAGTGGCAGGCGCGCACGTGGGCGAAGCTGGACGACCTGGATCGGGAGCAGTTCTCTCGCGCGATGCGGGAGGCGGAGGAGGCGGACGCGACGGCCGGGCGCTTGCGGTCGTGGGCGGAGCGGGCCGCCGAGGTGCTGCATGGGGAGGTTCCTGAGCCGTGGCCGGAGGTGGCCGAGGTGCTCGCCGGGTGGCG